CCACCCAAAAAATAGGAGAAGTCGTATGAAATCAAACCCAGAAGCCCTCACGCTGGGTGACGTAAGCATACCGACGCGCCTGCACACTGCTTTATCTCGCATGTACGGGGAGGCGGCTACAGAGATACCCCTCCTGCGGTTTTTGGAGCTACACTACCCGCATGATCTATATAGGAATGGGGTTGGGAAAAAGACGGTGGCGGATTTTGCCGCATGGTTAGAGGATGATATCGGTGAGATAGCGACTGCTTGGTATCGCGGTGAGTTCACTATAAAGCCCCGCCCAAGACACTGGATCTTTCACAGGTATGACGATTTCGCGGAACTTACCGCCGCCGTGCACGCCGTGTTGGAGATACTTGCTTGGCTGGAAAACCCCCCTGCGGGGACTCGTGCAAAACAATACAAACACAAAGCAAGTCAGGCGCGACACATGCTGGAGCGTGTAACGCCGGCCGGCATCGAAAAGGGCCATATGGAGAACCCGTAAGCAAACCACCCAAGAAGTGATTATGCGTCACGCATAACAGGAGAACCCATGAAGATCGTAGACAACAAGGCGCTCATGCTGCGCCTGAAGAACCCTGCACCCGTACTGGCAGCCGCCCCCGATGCCCGCCAGCTCGATACCCACACGGTCGCCGTCAAGTGGGACATAAATAACGTGCACACCCTGCGTGATCTGGGGCTCGATCCGCCGTCACCCATCGAAGGCAAGTACGACTGGCCGGGCAAGTACAGGCCCATGTCGCACCAGCGGGAGACTGCAGCGTTCTTGACGATGCACCGAAAGGCGTTCTGCTTCAGTGACCCCGGAACAGGAAAGACCGCCAGTGCCATATGGGCCGCCGATTTCCTTATGAAGCAGGGTATAGTCCGGCGCGTGCTGGTCATCTGCCCCGTGTCGATCATGGACGCCGCGTGGCGCAACGACCTGTTCACCTTTGCCATGCACCGTCGAGTTGACGTGGCATACGGCTCCGCCGCAAAACGTCGCAAGGTTATCGCCAGCAATGCCGAGTTCGTCGTCATCAACTATGACGGCGTTAAGATCGTGGCCGACGACATCGCCGCTGGCGGTTTCGACCTCATTATCGTCGACGAGGCGTCGAGTTATCAAAACGCACAGACTGCTCGGTGGAAGACGCTGAACATGCTGGTCGGCCCCAACACGTGGCTCTGGATGATGACCGGCACCCCCGCGGCGCAGGGTCCGGACTACGCCTATGGCCTCGCCAAGCTGGTCAACCCGACATCTGTCCCACGTCACTTCGGCTCCTTCCGCGATATGGTGATGTACAAGATCACTCAGTTCCGCTGGGGTGTCAAAGACAGTGCGCCGGAAACCGTGCACCGTGTGCTGCAGCCGGCGATCCGCTTCTCGAAGCATGAGTGCCTCGACCTGCCGGACCTCGTGTATGTGGCCCGCATGGTGGAGATGACGCCGCAACAGCGCAAGTTCTACGGAAAGATGCGTAAGGAGCTGCTGCTGGAGGCGGCGGGCGAGAACGTGACCGCAGGTACCGCTGCGGTGGTCATGACAAAGCTCCTGCAGATTAGCTCGGGCTCGGTCTACACCGACGACAAGAACGTCCTGCAGTTCGATATAGGCAGCAGATACCGTGTGCTGTCCGAAGTCATCGCCGAAACCTCCAGCAAGGTGCTGGTGTTCGTGCCGTTCCGCAATGCCATCGAGCTGCTGGCCGAGAAACTCCGAGGGGACAAGATAACCTGCGAGGTCATCGACGGCAGCGTGCCGGCCGGCAAGCGCACGGACATCTTCAGCGCGTTCCAGAACCAGCCGGAGCCTCGGGTGCTGTTAATCCAGCCGCAGGCCGCCGCACACGGCGTCACGCTGACCGCCGCCGACACCGTTGTCTGGTGGGGCCCGACAGCCTCGCTGGAAACCTACGAGCAGGCCAACGCCCGCATCCACCGCAAGGGGCAGACAAAGAAGTGCACAGTCGTGCAGTTGGTCGGCTCGCCTGTCGAAGAACGGGTCTACAAGATGCTTGACAATAAGATAGACCTCCACAGACAGGTAATCGACCTATATAAGAACGCGCTTGACTAGACGAGCGTGGTGACGTAAGAGGGGTCCTAATAACACAAAAGGAGAACCAAATGTCCAGCGACACTCCCATCGAAAAACTGACCCGGGTCTACATCAAGATGCGGGACGCCAAGGCCAAGCTCTCTGCGGAGTACAAGCGGCAGGACGACGAGCTGACCGACCAGATGAACCAGATCAAAGGCGCCCTCTTGGACTATTGCAAAGAGCATGACGTCGAGAGTGTGCGCACTGTGTCGGGGCTGGTGTACCGCACGATGAAGACGCGGTATTGGACGAGCGACTGGGAATCCATGCACCGGTTCGTCGTTGACAACAACGTTCCGGAGTTCCTCGAAAAGCGGCTGAACCAGACAGTTGTGAAGACGTTCCTCGAGGAGAACCCTGAAACCGTACCTCCGGGCATCAACGCTGACTCGGAGTACACCGTCACCGTGAGGAAAGCATGACCACCAAATACGTTACTACCAGCGAGCTAGCGGCACACTTCAATGTATCCAGCGCCACTATCATGGCTATGATGAAGTCCGGCGAGATCCCCGCCGGTACATTCATGCGGCTGGGCCGCGTATTCCGTTTCGACCTCGAGAAGATCGAAGAGGCCCTCTTGACTCGGGCCGGCACCCCAGAGGAAGCTGGGACCTCTACAGACCCAGCACAGTCCGGGTTTGACTTCAACGACGAAGCCGACGAAGACGGCACATTCTACAACTAAGGAGAACCACATGAGCAATCTCGACCTCTTTAAGGGCAACGCCCTCGTAAACGGTGACCTGTTCAAGTCGCTGCTGGACATGAACAAGAAGATGGCTGGCGGCACCGGCGCGGCCGGTAAGCGAATCAGCATCCGCGGCAGCAAGTTCCGCATGATCGTCGACGGCGAGCAGGTCTCGGTCAGCAAGTCGGACACCATGAACATGGTGATCCTGAACGCCGCCGACATTGCGCGGACCTACTACGAAGGCGCCTTCGACCCGGAGAACCCGTCTGCACCGACCTGCTGGTCGCTGGATACCCGGGCACCTGCACCGGAAGTGCCGGAGGAGAACCGCAAGGCTGCCCGCTGCGCGGACTGCCCCATGAACGTGAAGGGGTCCGGTCAAAGGGACTCCCGTGCATGCCGCTTCTCTCAGCGGTTGGCCGTGGCGCTGGAGGGCGATCTGGAGACGGTGTATCAGCTGCAGCTGCCTGCGACATCGCTGTTCGGCGAGGCCAAGGGGGACACCATGGGCCTGCAGGCGTATATCAAGTTCCTCTCCGCGCACGACACACCGGCTATTGCAGTCATGACCGAGATGCGGTTCGACGAAGATGCCACAGCTCCCAAGCTGTACTTCCGCCCGGTGCGTGGTCTGGAGGAAGCCGAACTGCAGGCGGCTCTGGAGGCACGGGATAGCGAGGAGGCGACCAAGGCGATCACCTTCACCGTGTCGCAGACCGATGGTGTGAAGCCCAAGGCCGAGCCCAAGAAGGCCGAGCCCAAGAAGGCCGAGGTTGACGAAGACGCGGTTGACGAAGACGAGGAGCCCAAGAAGGTCTCTAAGGCCAAGGCCGAACCGAAGGTAGAAGAGAAGTCGGCCGACAAGCTGGCGTCCATCATCGACGGCTGGGACGACTAATCCGCTCATAACCACAACAGCAGCCCCGCATGTCGGGGCTGCGCATAATATAAAAGTGGCGGATCATGGAGACCAAATCATTCCTAGAACAGGTGCTCGCGCGTGGCGACAGCTACTGCGTGTTCGCAGCCAGACCAAACAGCCCCAAGAAGCAGAAATTCTACCCCTCTATCGCTGCTGTGGTCGACGCCTCGGAGCAGTTTGAACAGAACGACTACGATGTCTACTTCGGTCTTGCCACCTTCGACGGTGCGGGTGAGCGCAAGGCAAAGAACGCTCTGCACATGCGGTCTTTGTTTGTGGATTTGGACTGCGGGCCGACCAAGGACTACGATACGCAGGGGGACGCACTGAGCGCACTGCAGGCGTTCTGCAAAGACGTCGGTATGCCAAGGCCGATTATCGTGTCGAGTGGGC